GAGCTAGCATCATGTCCTACTCACAAGATCTTTGTACCACTGGAGTCTCAGGGGCTTTTCAAGGTCAAATATTTGGTTTTTCTGGAGGTAAGTCAGTACGTGATGAAAACTGTGAGCGACTAAAACTTTCTAAGTATTTATATGACACTGGTATGAAAGTCGCTGCCGTTTCGATTCTTTGTCAAGACGCTAGAGTATTTGAGGCCATGCGTAATGCTGGTACGCCTTGTCCTTACAAGGGTTTAATAGGTGAAGAAGCTAAAGCTGCTTGGACTAGTAATAAAAAAGAAATGCCTACTTATCAAAAAGATTTAGCTTTCTTTATTGAACAATGCAAAGGCACCAAACATTTAAGTGGTAAGCATAAAGGCAAACGTAAAAGTGAACGTACTTGTAAAAAAGAGTTTAATCAGTCTTAGTTTACTATTTAGTAGTTTTCTTTCCGCTAATTATATTTATGAAAACAATCAACCGTTGTTTGATTTAAAAACAAATGATATTGCTACCTCTTACAATTTAGCAACAGGAGATGATCAAGTATCCACTGTTTTTAATTTAGATTTTACTTTTACTTTTTACGGCACAGATTTTACTACGACCAGAATGGCGACTAATGGTTGTTTACACTTTGGTTCGTCAGGTGGCTACTGCAACGATTACACGCCTGATCCACTTCCTGAAATTACTTATACTTTATATCCTTTTTGGACTGACTTAATACGAGACAATGGTTCTAAAGTATTGGCTAAAAACTTTACTGACAAAACTGTATTCGGCTGGTACAACTTAAGAGAATATAACCGAGGTAATACTGATAATTCTTTTGAAGTGGTGCTTTGGAAATCTGATGATAGTTTTGAATTTAGATATGGTCAATTAAATATTATTAATCACGATGTTTTAATTGGTGAGCAAGGCGACACCAATGAACTCTACACGTATTACTATCACGATCAATGTGGCAAAGGCACAACTAATAGTTCTGCTTGTGTTAATGAAAATTGGAATAATTCTTTGATGAACTCTCAACTAGAAAATGGCGGTAGTTTATATGGAGTTGGTTTAGGTAATGGTATAGATTGTTTTAACCCACTCAACGATACTAGTTGTCCTGGTTACTGGGAAGCATTTGACGATCAACAGTGTGACTTAGATCCACAGTACGCACCTTTTTGTCCAGGCTATAGATTTGAACAAGACATTGGTTACTTTGTTATGGAAGAAGAGTTTGACTATGGTTTTGTCGACGACCAAGAACTCATGGCCATGGGTACTTTTATTGAAGAACCAGAAGTTTTCTTTTACGAAGAAGAGATATTCTTTGAGCCAATCTTTGTCGAAGAAACTTTCTTTGAACCAGTATTTATTGAGAGTCCTTTTCGTCAAGAAGAAGTATTTTTAGATCCTTTGCCAGAGCTTTATCCTGAACTGCCCGTAGACCTGATTGCACTTAGTCCCTTTGAACAACCTTTTGAATTAAGTCTACGTATTGAAGAAGAGCCCATACGAGAAGAAATTATTGAAGAAATATTTGTTGAAGAGTTTGAAGAACTAGAAGAATACTTTGAACCAGAGTTTGAAGAAATAGAAGAAGTGATAGTTGAAGTTAGAGAAGAAATAGAAGAGGTGGCAGAAGTTGAAGTAGAAGCTGTTGCCATTGGTAAAATTGATGAAGAGTCAGGTATCACTCAAACTCAATTAGATGTAGTAGCACAAACGATTAGCACTGCTGCTAATAGTGTCAGTGGCACAACCGCGGGAACTGATGTGCACTCAACTGGTGGTAGCACTGGAGGTCAAACTAGTGTGGACAGTAATTTTAATTTAAACATTAGCACTATGGATTCAACCATGAGCGTTGCTCAAGTTGAAACAGAAACCACTACAGTGACGACAGCCACTGTCGCAGATAGTTCTACTAGTGTCGAAGAAACAGGGACCATGGACTTAGAGGTACGCTCAGAAGCAGATACTATTGCTGATGAGATTGTAGCGCAAAATTTACAAGAACAAGCTCAAGGAGTTATAAAAGAAAGAGTTACTTCGGATAACGAATATGGTAACGAAGATAGTCTCATTGATTTTATAAATTATGTGCCTGGCTTTGACGCCTATAAAAGTTTAGAAATACCAAATCAATTGGTTTGGTACGATCCTAAAACTATTTATACTGGCATTGAAATATTTGATAACAATTTAGGCTATACTAAAATGTTTGATGCAAATTACCAAAACCTTGCTAAAATGAAAGCAATACAACCAAATTTATAATATGGAATGGCTTAAAGGAAAATTAGGACAAATAATAGCAGTGGCTGCTTTGGTTAGCACGATTGCTGGTTTTGGCTATGCTGGTGCAGGCTATGTCGCTAGACTAGAAGCAGTAGAAAAAAAATCTGGAGTTTCTTACACGGCACAATTAAAAGCACTAGATACCACAGATAATTCTTTGACACAGGATATTATAGTGCTACGCGGTGAGATTAAAACTTTACGCAATGAATTAGATATTTTGTCTGATCAAATTAAAAGAATTGAAAACAAACAAGACAATTCTAGCAACCCACTAATACAGATAAAATAGAATGGCTAGAGCAACTGTCGCAGAAGTAGATAAAAGATTATCAGCACATGAGGCAGCTTGCGAAGTTAGATGGCGTGAAAATTGGCGTCGTCTAGAAACCATTGAGACTGAGGTTAAATCAATTAACAAAAGTATTAGAGGAGGCTTGGTATTTTTTGGCACAATCATGCTGACAATTACCGGCTTCATGTTAAAAATCACTCTCTTCTAATTTATTTTTTCGTGTAAAATGAAAAAATGGCGCTACAAAAATACACTTTTAAACCTGGAATAAATCGAGAAGGTACCGCTTACGACGATGAACCTGCTTGGTTCGATTGTAATTTAATTAGATTTCGTATGGGTCGACCCGAAAAATTTGGTGGTTGGCAAAAACTTTTAACCTCTACTTATCAAGGCACCGCTAGAGCCTTACATAATTTTGTTTCATTAGCAGGGGTTAAATACTTAGGCTTAGGTACACATTTAAAATATTATTTAGTTGAAAACAACAACGCCTTTAATGATATTACGCCAATCAGAAAAACTAGCACCAACTCTATAACCTTTGCTGCCACTGATGGTTCGTCAACTTTAACAGTAACCGATGCTTCTCATGGAGCCATCCCTAATGATTTTGTTACCATCTCTGGAGCTGCTAGTTTAGGCGGTTTAATTACTGCAACTGTTTTAAATCAAGAATATAAAATTGTTAGCGTTATCGATGGCAACACTTACACTATCACTGCCAAAGATACTTCTGGCAGCACCGTGACTGCTAATAGTAGTGACACTGGTAATAGTGGCTCTGGTACTGATGGCGTTTACCAAATAAACACAGGGCTAGATACAGTTGTTAAAGCGACAGGTTGGGGTGCTGGATTGTGGGGTGGTACTACTGAGGGAGCTTTGACTACCACTCTAAATGATTCGGGTGGGATCTCTAATTCAGATACCACTATAATTTTAACTAGTGCGACAGGATTTGTCGCTGGTGATACTATTTTAATTGGTTCTGAGTTAATCACTATTGGCTCAGTTTCAACTAACACTTTGAGCAGTTGCACACGTGGCGTGCAAGGAACCACAGCTGCAGCTCATAGCGATGGAGCTAGTGTTAGATTAGCAACTGGTAATGCTTCGACAACAAATGATTTTAATGGTTGGGGTGAAGCGGCTACTTCTGGAGTTGAAACTGCAACAACTAACTTAAGACTCTGGAGCCATGACAATTACGGCGAAGATTTAATTATTAACGCTAGAGGTGGAGGTATTTATCGTTGGGTAGAAAACAATACTACTTCAACTAGAGCTGTAGAGTTAAGTGGACAAACTGGGGCTAACAAAGTTCCAACTGTAGGACTAGAAGTATTAACTTCAGAAATAGACAGACACTTAATAGTCTTTGGAGCAGATCCTTTAGATGCTACCAATAGCAGAACTGGTGAAATAGATCCCATGTTAATCGCTTTTAGTGATCAAGAAAATCCTTTGCAATTTGAACCACTATCAACTAATACTGCTGGATCGCTCAGATTGTCTTCGGGCTCTAAAATTATTGGTGCTGCCAAAGCTAGACAAGAGATACTTGTTTTTACCGATACGGCTATGTATAGCATGCAGTTTATCGGGCCACCTTTTACTTTTGGTTTAAATTTAATAAATGAGAATACTGGATTGATTGCTCCAAAAGCAGCCGTGACAGCTCCTAGTGGAGTTTACTTTATGAGTTATGACTCTTTTTATGTTTATAACGGCACCGTGCAACAAATACCTTGCACCGTAAGAAATTATGTTTTTAGTGATATCAATCAAGACCAAGCTTTTAAGATACACGGGTTTAGTAATAACAAACATTCAGAGATTGGTTGGTTTTATCCGTCTGCTAGTTCAACAGAAATAGATCGCTATGTTATCTATAATTATCAAGAGCAAGTATGGTACTACGGCCAACTAAATAGAACTGCTTGGTTAGATTCTAATATCGAAGATTATCCTCAAGCCGTCGGTAGTAACTATTTGTTTCAACACGAATTTGGTTTTAATGACGACGGTTCTGAAATGACCAATGTATTTATTGAGTCAGGAGATTTTGATATTGGCGACGGTGAAAATTTTTCTTTTTTGCGTCGAGTCATACCAGATGTAAAATTTTTAGACGATGATTCAGCTTCTAACATAAATATAGTCACAAAAACTAGAAACTTCCCTGGTGATAATTTAAGTTCTGGTCAAACTTCTACCGTAAGTCCTGCTACTCAACAAGGACATATTCGAGCTAGAGGTAGACAAGCGGTATTAAGAATAAATTCTAACGACGGTGATAGCGGCAACTTAGGAGTTGGTTGGCGTCTAGGAGCAACTAGATACGATATTAGATCTGACGGCAGAAGATAATGGCTAAACTATTAAACACCCGTTTACCAATAGCCAACGGATCTGTTAGTCCTGAGATTTTTAATCGACTTGTTAGAATCATAGAAATAAATTTAGGCGCTTTTGATCCAGTCGATACCGAACAATTTACCACTGAAGAAAGAGACAAATCTAATTTTAATGCTGGCACGATAATTTTTAACACCACCACTAACTCGCTTCAAGTTTTTGA